GTAATGATAGAGAGAAACGGCCAAATTTTGAGTGGCGGATTTCACGTAAATTCTTTGCTACTGAAACATAAACAAAGCCCAATGCGAACACTTAACCAAAGGTTTAGTGGGGGGTCGGGAACGGATGAAGGCAATGTTTCAGATTTATTTAAAGATTTAGCAGTCCCGGCTGGAATTTTTTATGAACCCAGTAAATCAGGTGGCAGTGCACATAAACATCATGACGATGATGAAACTGAAGAAATTGATGAAGATATATATGATAAATTAGTAAAACTTGCTAGTATTGAAGAAAAAAGTAAAGCAAACAAAAAAAAATCATCAAAAAAAAATGTGCCAAATAAAAAAAAATATACAAAAAAACTTTTTCCAAAAAATAGTTCAAAAATATAAAATGATAAATGATAAAACTAATCAAAAAAAATAGATAAACAATATATGATGTACTTCCAAATTCATAATCACTTAGAAAATATGAACGATTATTATAAAAGTGAAATTAATAATGAAATTAATAATGATTGCATTATATGCTTAGAAAAAACCACTAATAAGTTATGTAAATCTTCGTTAACAAAAGTTGAAGAAAAGTTAATGAAAAAAATTTGTATTTGCGAGTGTTATGTTCATGAAAATTGTTTAGTATTATGGTTAACTAAATGTGAAAAATGCCCAATATGCAGGAACAATTTTGAATTAGTTATTGTTGACGAAGAATTTTATTTATATTATCCAGTTTTTCTTTTTCTAGTTTACAATTATAAAAATGCATTGCGTAAATTTTTTACTATAATTAGAAATTTTATTATTTTAAGCTATGTCTCTTGTTCTTTAGTATTTTTTATACACATAGGAATGAAAGTATGCATAATTATTCTTAAAAATGTTTAGAGCTTTTTATATTATTTTTGTAATTATATAAAAAATAGTTATATATATTAAAATGAGTAACGACAGTGTCTATGTTAGTGGCTACTTTTACGATTCATCTTTTATTTTTTTTAATGCAGATGGCAAACAAGCGGAGACATTGTATAATAAAGCCGCAATCAACAATCCTCAGTTACACGCATTTGTTGCAAAATATGATTCTACAGGAAATTTTAAATGGGCGGTTCAAATGGGAGGTGATAGTGAGTCATATGACAAGGGATATGCTGTTTGCACCGACTTAAATGACAATATTTATGTTGCTGGAAAATTTTCTGATTTATCATTTAATATTTATAATGCAAACGGGGCACTGGCTAAAACATTGACAAACACGACTGGTTTAAACAACGATTCAAGTAACGCATTCATAATAAAATATAATAATTTAGGAACATTTCTATGGGCTATAAAACTTGGTGGAACTACTACAGACGAAGCTAATACTTTATATAAAATATTTACAGATTCAAATCATAATATTTATGCTACTGGATATTTTGGCGTTTTAAATTTTAATATTTATGATGCAAACGATAACATAGTCAAAACATTAATTGGTGATAATATATTAAATAGTGCATTTATAGTGAAATATGATTCGGCGGGAAATTTTAAATGGGCAACAAAAATGAGCCTAGACTCTGAAAGTTCCGGTGTGGGCGCAGCCGGGGAAGCCCTATCAATTGATTTGCATAATAATGTTTATGTAACTGGAACATTTTCGGACATTTCGTTAAATATTTATAACTCAAACAATCCAAATGGCGATTATGTTGCAACTATAAATGGAGTTGGTTCTGATATAAGTTATAACGGATTTTTAATAAAATATGATTCAAATGGTAATTATCTATGGGGGTCGCAAATTGGCGGAAAAGACTCCAACGCATATACTCAAAGTAGTGGGTGTTGCACAGACTTTAATAATAATGTTTATTTGACGGGGCTTTTTCATGATTTGTCTTGTAATATTTATAATGCAAACACTAATCCTGCAAATAATTCCCCAGCCAAAATCTTGCAAAAAACTTCAGGAATTTTGGACCCAGAAAATTTTGATGCATTTGTGGCAAAGTATGATGCTTCTGGACGCGTTAAATGGGCAACTAAAATTGGAGGAACCCAAAATCCACATGCTGCGTCATTTTCAATTTGTAGCGACTTGAAAAATTGTGTATATTTAACCGGATATTTTTCAGAGTTATCTTTAAATATTTATGATGCGCATGGCAATATTAAAAAAACTTTGACAAATACTTCAGGAACAGGAAACCCTGAATACTCGGATGCATTTATATCAAAATATGACTCTCATGGAAATTTTAAATGGGCTGCACAAATGGGAGGAAAAACTCCATTTGACCAAGGAATTTCAGTTTCAACAGATATAAATCATAATGTTTACGTATCTGGTTCTTTTTCGGATTTATCATTTAACATTTATAATGCTGATGGAAGTATTGGATATAAATTATCTAACACTATAGGAGTTGATGGTTTTGATGTTGAAGTTCTAAATACATTTTTAATTAAATATAATTCAAACGGCTACGTTCAATGGGCTGCAAAAATGGGAGGAACTGAGTCTAACGTAGCAAGCAGTATTGGACTTGGAATTGCGTGTACAAAGTATTTACCGCCAATGCCAATATCCAATATATGCTTTCCTGCAAATACATTTATAAAGACAGACCAAGGACATATTGCTATTGAAAATATTGATGTAAATATTCATACTATTAACAATAAAAATATAAAATCTGTACCAAAAACAATTTCTCAAGATAAATATTTAGTCTGCTTCGAAAAAAATTCATTAGGCAATAATTATCCTAATAAACAAACAATAATGACTAAAGATCATAAAATACTTTTTCAAGGAAAAATGATAGAAGCATGGAAGTTTGTTTGTAACTTTAAAGGTGTAAATAAAAAAGAGTACAATGGCGAGATTCTCTACAACATATTAATGGAGGATTACGATAAAATGAACGTACACAATATGATTTGCGAAACATTACATCCTAAAAATATTATTGCCAAACTAGCAACAAGTGCTTTCAGCGATGATTATAAAAATGATTTAATAGTGATGATGAATGATTCAATAAAGAAGAATGATAAAGCCTCATATAAAAAATTAATTAGTCACATTTAAATTTTACATTACGTACAAAAAAACGAATGCAACAATTTACATTATTAATGGTTTGAAAAATAACAATTGTTTGTCATTTTTCAAATAAATATATTTTGTTTACACTTTACTCCAGGATGAATAGTTGAATGGTGATACCAAAATTTGATCTAGTTTATTTTTCCAATATGCAACTTGTTTTTCCAGCGTTAATTCTTCTTTTGTTTTGGGATATGGTGTTGTTACATCCATAAGATGCCGTTCTTCTTGATTAATTTTTGGTTTATGACCATAACAATTTACTCCAAATTTTACTGCAGGATTTGCTATATATCCACCATTTACGCCTGGTCTCCCGCAATCATGTTTATGTCCTTTTATTTTTTGTAAATTTTTGAATGTGGTATTTTGCGTTGGGAATAATGCCATTTGTCCATCGGACCAACCATAATTACACCATTCACCTCCATTATTGTATGCAGTTTCGACTTCATTGTAAGTTGCTAAACGAGCGCCATATGCCGTACACAAGGCTTTAGCGTCTCCATAATTATACGTATTTCCAGGAATATTAAAAACTTGTTCTACTCCAATAATTTGTTCTATTGTTGTTGGTTGCGCCAATTTTGACTTTTCTTCTGACTCTGGCACTACCTTAATGTCCACTTCAGGAGTTCCTGTTAATATGTTTTGTATTGAAGCAAAAAAGTTAATTCCAAAAAAGTATTGGACGCCATTTACGATAATAAGAGCTACAAAGAGAATGACCGCAATTATTCCATAAATTTTTGTAGCATTGTTTGTATTTGTATTTGTATTTGCCATTCCATCGGCTTGCCCATTTGAATTTGAATTTGAATTTTTTCCTAAATATACTGAAACAAAAATGACTATGATGACTAATACGGCCAATGCCGTAAATGCGATTGGGTTCATGACAGAACTATTGATATAATCATACATATTCAAAGGTTGTGTTGTTGAATTAGGCGATACTTCCATTAATATATAGTTAGTTAATAAAAACTTGCGGGCGCAATTTTATATTGTTGTTACCAATTTTTTCCTGTAAAACAAACAATAAGCTTTAGGTGAAATCAGTTCATTTGGGTTTATGACTTCATTCACATTTGTATCATTAAAATGATACCACTTTCCATTTGCATTTTTTACATACGATGTATAGTGGCCTCCCATCGGACCACCACTATGATTTGCTATTCCATATAAGTCATAAACATATGATTCTTTTTTGTAACCAATCACGTATTTTGATAAATCAAGGTTTTCTAAAGGAAATGTGACTAGAATTTGATTTTTGTTCATTGGGTTCATAGGGTTAAAACGTTTCAAGTCCAATGTTAATATATTTGGAAAACTCCAATACGTAATTTGCTTTTTCACATTTTCTTTTTCATTTTTTGCTTCATTAAACCATGCATTTTCGCCTTCCATGCTTTCACCTTCAACATATAACTCAAAACAATCGTACAAATTGGGAGACTTGTTGTTTTGCGGAATAGATAAATTTATCATAAAATACGGCTCTGGGCTCATTGAAAGAACTGCGCCGGTTTCTGCAGATATAATTTGGGATACATGAATTCCGTAAAACATATTCCAAATTTCTGAATACTCTTTTGCGTACATTTTTTTTATCATTTCGAAACATTCGACTGCCATTTTATCTGTTTCATTCATGGATGAGCCAGTGATAGTCATGTTAACTTCTCTCGCCAATGAAGTATGAAAGCAGTCAATTAAAAACAATAAAAATTCTGGCAAATCATTTTGCGCATAACCAGTAAAAATATCAATTTTCTTAATAGAAGCCAACTTTTGAATTGTCTTGATGAACTTTCCAGGAGAAATAATACAATTTTCATTCCACATCATTTTTCTTAACTCATCCCATTCAATTAAGAGCGCAGATTCGTACTTATTGTTTAGTTTTCTTTTATATGTCTCTGCATTTAAAAAATCATTTAATTCATAAGTATGAGATAATATTTGCAAGCATGAATTTATGAAGCAAGTATTACCAAGATTAGCCAAACCGGTTAATCCTTTTCCTTCATAATTATCAAAACTCATTTATATGAATATATTAGACGAATACATTTAAACGGATTTTCTTCATTATTAATATGGCAACTAATAATAGTTTTACAGAAGGGTTTCATAGACAGAGTGATTTTAATAGAGCGTTATTAGACATATATTCTGATATGTATACTTCGACATTGAATGAAATAGATAGATTGCACGACGTATTAGGAGGAATACGGGAGTCAATAACTACTTTAGAAATAAGCAATAGAAATTTGTCTTTAAATCAAAATCAAAATCTGTTTCAAGGAAGCAGAAGTCGAAACAATAATAGAAGGAATCGTGCATCATTTGACACAACCCCTCAAACAAATGACTCAACCCCTCAAACAAACAGAGTTTTATTAAATGGGCGATACTATACATTGGACTATTTGCGACCAGAATATTTTCAGCCAATGAATAGTGATGCTCGAGCACGTTGGTATAATGCCTTATTTACAGATAATGGTCAAGCGCAGAGAGATTTTAACGACCCAGTGCCAGTAATACCATCCGCTAATGACTTGCGTGCATCAACAATAGATTTGATTTTTGGATCAATAAATAACCCAATCAATAGCTCTTGTCCTATTTCATTAGAGAGATTTGAAAATGATACAGAAGTTACGCAAATAATTCATTGCGGACATATTTTTAATAGAGAGAACTTGAACACTTGGTTTCAAAGTAACGTAAGATGTCCCGTTTGCAGGCATGATATTCGTAGAGATAGTAGACTTACACAAACAACAAATCCTGCAAATACAAATACACAATTATTCTCAAACGCCAGTGCGAATGCATATACAGATACAAATACAAATACAAATACAACCGCATCAACTACAAATTTTAATGATTCCCTTTTAAATTTAGCAAGTGCTACTTTATCAGAAATGTTGAGAAATAACACAACGCTCGATAATTTGCTTGACCCGTCAGGAAACAGCGTTTTATTATTTGAAACAATTTTAAGGCGATAATATGAAAAAATTGATTTAAAGATAACTCCAATAAATTAAATTATCACAATGAAGCAGCCAGCCAGACACCGAGCGTTTTGGAATACAGCAGAAATTCTGCGTATGCAAAGAGAATATGAACTTTTGGAAATGCCTGTGACGGATATTGCAAAGGTTCATGGGCGTTCTATAAATTCTATTGTAAATAAGTTAGTTTCTGAAAATGTTATTGACCGCTGGGAAGATGCCAGAGGATATGCGGATGCCGAGCTTATTAGGCAAGCCATTACGGATGGCGATCTCGTTTTAGATTCATGCATGGATTCGTGCTCTAGTAGCGATGATGATGATGATGATGACGATGATGATGATGATGACAAGGAAACACTTGTCGAGGAAAATATTCGTCTTCAGGATAGAGTAACTCAACTCGAAAACATTATTGCGAATATGAAGAAGGGTACTATGCGTTCGCTTAGGTCTTTCTAATACGGGAACCTAGGTTCCCGTAAACCCTCCTCCTTAGCTTTATCCACCGCTAGCCTGGATAAAAAAGGTTTAAATAAAGGTTGTTATTGAAAATGGTAATTCCAGAAGAGCGTGGGTCTTACTTCGTGAAACCTGGGTTCCCACTAATTTTATTAAAATTTTGTTTTTTATTTCAAAAAAAGTTTTGACATAAAAAAAAGATAATAAAAAAGAATTAAAAATAATTACATTATAATGAAGTTATTAAATTTATATGTATTTTCAACTTTGGTTTCCAAAACTCGGTCATCGTTAATTCCAACAAAAAAAATATGCAAAGATTGCAGACACTTTATTGGAGATAATATTGACTGCAGAAAATTTGGTGATACAAATATAATTACTGGAAAAGTAACGCATCATTCTGCCAGGTCCGTTAGAGAAGATGAAAAAAAGTGTGGTCAGGAAGCAGTCCTTTTTGAAAAAAATCATTTTAAAATACTTACTGAGCCATATTATTTTTTAAAGGAGAAATGGATACTTTTATTACCAGGCGGATTAGCGTGTTTTTATTTTTACACACTATTTCACATGATAAATAAATAATTTTATTTACCTTACGTTTAATTTACACTAAGTTTTATTTGCCTTTGGTTTTTTTATTTGCCTTGGTTTTTTTATTCTTATTGCATTTTTTATTGCGCTTGGTTCTCTTAGTAGGTTTAACTTTTTTACGTGTTCTCCTACCTCCTAGAGCAGAATTTACTTTTACTTTTTTTTCTTCTTCACGTGCTCTCTCTAATTGTTCGGTTTGTTGTTTACCTTTCATTGTTACATTTCTACAAGCCGACTCTATAATATTAACAACTTTGAAGCCTGCTTCCTTTAAAAGTTCTAATAATAAAGACAAGTCTATTTCTTTTTTTTCAAGTAAAGCAAATTTAACTTTAGCAACAAGCTCTCTATTTTTCATTAGATTATGTTGGCTTAAAAATAAATTTAAATCAGTTACATTTATTAAGTTAAGTAAGTTATTTGGGTCTTCGTTATACGATATTCCTTTAACATTATCTCTATGAATAATTGAAACTTGAAAACTCGTGCTAGTAACTTCGTATGTATCATAAAAGTAAAATGTTTTATCAAATACTGCATTATGAGAATGAAACGATTCATTAGAGTCAAACGTTTCAGGTAAATCGTTTTCTCTTCTTTCTGAAATAGTTTTTATAAACGCACCATATAAATGTTGATATGGGGTTAATTCTTTTTTTATAACATAGTAAGTAGAATTTATTGGACATTTCCCAGCGCAACCGCTTTTCAAATCCTTTTTAAAAGTTCTCGCCATATTTTTCATTATATCATCTTCGCCCCATCCAATAAATGATGGACACCCCAGAGAATTAGCTTTACTAAATATTCTCACTTTGAGGTCGGTACTAATTTTTTTATAAATATCGTCTTGGCCATGAGCTGCAATGTATAAAGTTATGCGAGGTTTACTTAAGAGTTCAAATTTATTATGAACAATATTAGAATCTTGTCTAAGAAGAGGAGGGCGACTTATGTTTGCAGTGCGATCTAAGAAAACCCCTTCATAAAGCTCGTCGGCAACTTTGGCTTTATCGTGAGCATTTAACTGAAATAAATTAATGCGACGTTTCATAAAATTTAATACAAGCTCACTACAATTGTTTTTATTAGTAACATCACCATCATTTTTTGAATCTCTAATTTCAAAAGATTGAAGTCCTGCTTTCGCAGCATTATAATTTTCTTTATTTACTGAAAATATATTTACTCCATTAGTTTTTAAAAGAATAGTAACAACATCACAATATCCTCGTCTTGCTGCAATAATAAGTGCTGTGTCTCCATTTATAGGGTCTGTCCAGTTGAGAACAGATTCATTACCAGTAAACTCGTTACAAATACTTTGAACTCTTTCGACTTCGCCATTGTATGCTGCGAACCAAAGTTGTTCGCCAGTACTTATCTCTCTTTCGCCAATCCCAGTAATTGCACCTGCATCTTTGAGCATTTTTACTATTTCGCCATATTTGCGCAGACCATTTGCGCCAAGTTCTAATGCTGTATCTAATGCCGTATATCCTTCACTTTTGCCATCAAGAATTTTTTGATTAACGTCAATACCGGGCATTTTTAATAATTTTTCAACTATACTGATGTTTCCGTTGTAAGTGGCTTGCCAGAGCGGGGATTGACCGCCTCTACATGCTTTGTTAATGTCTACACCAGGAGTTTTCATCATGATGGACGCACTACCAAAATCATTTTTTAAACAAGTTATAAAAAAAGGAGTAGAATTATCACATTTTGGATTAGCCCAGTTAAGAACTTCCAAGTTACCAGACCATTCGCCACACAAGTAATCTACATTATTTATCCACTTATTCCAGGCTGCGTGCCAAAGCTGACTTCCCATTCCGGGCGGAGCTAAAACATTTGCATTTTTTCCTGGAGGAGCGACTCTAGTTGTAACTGAAACTTTTGCTGGAGGCACGACTCTAGTTATAATAGGCTGCGCTAAAACTTTTGCTTCTGCTTCTGCTTCTGCTTTTTTTACTGGAATAGGTAGAACTCTAGATGCAATGGGTTCATAATCACTATCACTATCGCTATCTAAACTTTCAGCAGTGCTTTCATCGTCGTCGGAGTCATCAACTCTATTTCTTTTAGGTTTATCATCCTCAAATGTTTTTTTACGTAAAACTCCTTTGCTATTCATATAGTTATATTATACGTTTATTAAATTTTAACTAAATTTGTTTTGTATAAAGTTGCCTTATTACTATATTGGAGTCGCTAGCTAGCTCATTTACAATAGAGCTATTATTATAGTCTTTTAAATATACAACTTCTTTTATTCCACATGCGGCTATGGTTCTAAAACAATTTGGACAAGGAAAATGCGTTACATAGATTTTTGATCCTTCGAGAGAAACTCCTCGTCTGGCACAATCTGTAATTGCATTTACTTCACTATGAATTATTGATTGTTCGTGATTATCAATAATTCTGCTTGTATGTGGCGCACCAGGAATATAGCCATTATAACCCATAGAAATGATTCTATTATTTTTAATAATAACACTACCAACATTGAGTCGAGCACAAGGCGATCTGCACGATGCCAAAACAGCAATTGACATAAAATACTCGTCCCAATTAATTCGTGCGCCATCTAAATTATTTTTTTTGAATTCAAGTAAAAAATCTGGAAGCATATTCCTATTTTATATAGGACGATAAATGTTTAATTTGGTTTTGCATAGTTTATTGCTTAACAAAGAACTTGGTTAGTGCTTGATTATTTTGTTTCTCGTTTTGAGTGATTCGTAAATATTCATCAAATAACATGGCTTTCACCTCTTTGTTTTTAAAATCGTCCGCTTTTTCTTCATACTTATCTGGCGCCGTCTTCATTTTAAGTGCAAGCAAGTCCTTCTTGAACTTTTGTATTTTTGCGGTCTTCTTTTGCATTTGCCAAATTTTCTCCAAGACAAGTGCAAATACTTGTTGTACCGGCTTCATGATTTGATTTGTAATGTAAAACGAATAATCGATCTTTAAGTTGTTTTCCAGAATATATTTCGGGGTTTCAATCCGCTCACCTTGGAGCGACTTTTTATCAGTATTATTTATGTAGACAAATGGTATCCGGTCACCAGAACTAGGTTTTGCTCCGGGGTCCCTTGCAGTCATTCTATCTGCAAGCACTTTATGTGCAATTGATTTGGGATTTTTATAACCCGAACGCAGCGACTTACTAATGATCAACTTTTCAATAGGATATTTTTCATCTACAATGTTTTTGAGACATGATTTCAAAAAGTCTATCGCTTTTTGGATATCCTTCTCCTTCATCAATATATCAATGATTCCACCATAAATATCTTTTACAATTGGCGCATTATCTCGCCTCTTCAAAACAATTCCCATCTCCTTTCGTTTACCCTTATTTGGGTCGTGTTCGTAAAGCATACCAACGTAGCGCTTCTTTGAAAGTAGGCAAAACGGCATGAATGTTTTCTCATATTCGAGGTCATGTGGTCCTTTCAATAAGCTTGAAGCTAAATGTCCAGCTTGTTGAGCGATTTCAATTGTTATTTCTAATGCGTCTTTGCCGCGAATCGGTACGCCTTGTGGCGTTTGCAGGTTAAATGTGAAGAATACTGAATCCGTATTATGAACAATTATATTTCCAATTCCTGCTGCAAAATGATGATTGTCAGTTGTCAAATCATAAACGTATCCAGAGTATTGGATTTCTTGCAATTTTTTTACAGCAACAGGATTTTTTCTTTGAGATTTATTAGTCATAGTAAGTCTATAAATATCTTGTTTATCATTTCGTGTATTTATTGAGGTTTTTAAACCAAGGCTTTGAGCTAACCAGCATATATGCGCAGAACTTATTTGATTTTTTTGATCAATTCTAGTATATCCATTTATGTCTTTATCGCCATCTGCATCGTATAAACCATCCCAAAATGCTCGTCTAATTTCTTCATTTCCTGATAATATCTCATTAGGAATTTTTTTAGCTTTTTCATAATATAATTTTTCTCTATAACTTTCAACAAACCTAGCAATTGACCCGTATTCGTTGCATCTTGGAGATATTTTATAAACTCCTGAACTTTCAAGCGTTGGCATTACAACCCATTTAAATTTGGGGTATGCAATTTCACACAACTTTAAATATTTATTTATAATTTCCATTGATCCATTACTTAACGCCCAACCACTTTTTTTTCCCGACGTACATTCGTAATTACCACAGCTTCCATCTCCAAAGAAGAATCCCATTACCTGCGCTTCTTCTTTGGTAATAGAATTTTTAAAATTTTCATTCATTGGCAAACTATTATGTAAAAGTTCAGTTCCGACTTTTATATTTTTTGGAGAAATGGAACAAGAGTCTTTCGTTAATAGAGAATGATCGTCTGTAACATCCACCAAACCCGTGTGTGTTAGAACGCGAACCATTTTTTTATGCGGCGCCAAGACGTGCCGAATTACTCTATGAAGTTTTGTCCATCCCTTATCTGTCCACGTATCAACATTTGATAGTTCACAGAATTCTTTTTCTTGTTTACCTTCTTCTTGGCATTTTACCCAATTATTTTCACCATATTTTTCCGCTAATGTTTCAATAACGCAAATGTCAATCATTCCATTTATTCGAACATACGTAGGTGTATAGTTGGCAACGCTATCTCCATAAATATATTCTGCTTTTGTTAAAACCGGACCTCTGCTTTCTGTATTTACAACAGCATCGCCATAACACTTTTCGATAATTTTTTTTGCATACGTGAGAAGCAGACGACCTGTTGCGGTGGTGCATGCCGCAATATCTTTTTCATAAAATGTGCTCGTCTTTGCGCCACATTGACCATATAGTGAGTTAGCAGTCACCTTATAACCAAGCTGGCGCTTGTCTAGAACATTCTTCATAAATTCGTCTGTTTGCGTCGGAATGAGCTTCCTAGTAGCTTTCCTTGCTTTTAATAACTCTTCCAAAATAGAAGGCATAATTGCGCTGAACTGGGCGAAACGACAAATCTTTCGCCCATTTAATACTTTTTCAGCTGCGGAACTCGGGGTTTTTCTTACGTAAACATATGTATCATATTCTACGTTTACATACTCATACTCGGGTAAATTATCGTATATAAATTCTCCCGCTTCATTTTTTTCACCAGTTTCACAAATTAGATTTCCCGCTAAATCATATTCTTTTGTCCATACTTTGCTGTCATGCGATAAATTTTCGCTAATCATCGAACTAGGATAAAGTGATGCATAGTCCACACACGCTACAGGATTATCCAAATATAAGTCGCACTTTGGGTCCAAAACAATTGCGCCTTCATAACCTTCATCTAAGTTACCTTTTTCGATTACAGGCATAAGTGTGCGTTTTTCCCTACACTTTTTGGCAACGAAACTAGTAAGTTTAATACCTTGACCACGCATAACCAAGAAGTTCATCGGGACACTGCAAATTTTTGCCATCTCAATGAAACCAGTAATAGTATCCACTTTATTCAATAGATAATGAACCAGGTTACAATCTTGAATACAATATTTTGCAATGGTCGCTCTATCAGCAGATGTTCCATTAGTCAAGCGAAAGATGTCTTTTGGGGTAACATCGTCCTTTGCCATACACCAGCGCACTTTTTTTGTTTTGAAATCTGGTGTAATAGAACCAACAATTTCAAATGACCCGGCTTTTTTATCTACGCATAAAACCTTATATTTGGCACCACCATCATAATAGTCTGTTGTATGTCCAATTTCTTCAATATGAATAAAACTTCCTTCCAGTAAACCAGTCATATTTTTTGTTATAATCTTTGTTTTTTTCGAGTCGTCATCTTTTTCAACCGCTGTTACATAGTCGCCAATAAAATGTCCCGATACATAGTCCAACTTATAGGATGATAAATTTTCTTCTCGACGGAATACATTATACAAGTCTACTTGTAGACGCCCATTCATCTTTATATACTTTAGGTCATGAGTGCCGCTTGCGATTTGAATTGTATTCTCCTCTATTTTGAACGAACCCGTTTCACGATCTTTATTGGCACATATTTCGCCACAATTCCTTGAAAGTTGCAAGAATTCTTCTTGACAATCATTTTCTTGTGCGCGTCTAAACATAAACTCATAATCAAAACCAAATATGTTATAGCCAATAATAATATCGGGGTTTTCCTTTTGAATCAAGTTGCGCCAAGCGAGTAGTAAGTCTCGCTCGGTTTTACAAGTTTGAATGGTACTATTTGCTATAGGTAGGCTGTCGCAAGTATTGAGCACTGCACAATGATTCAAATAAGGCTCAGTTTGTCCGTACTTCATAAATGTTGAACCAATAAAAGTAACCTTATCACCTTCCAACTTTGGAAAAATGGATTTGAGCGAAATATTGAGCTCATTCACTTTACTATCTCGTTCAAATTTTTTATCAAATAAGATATCAACAATTGTAGCTTTTTTATCTGAATATGTTTTTGGCTTTACTATGAAATTAAAGTCTTCTTCATTATCATCTTCCACATTTTGATGCATTTTTTCAAACATAGCTTCAATTGTCGCTTCATTTGTATTTGTTTTCATATCACGAACTTGGCTGGATAACCATTTATCAATTAAATTATTTAGAGAAGCCAAATCTGGCTTTGATTTGGGATACACTAAGTCAATCTCGCTCATCTTTTCGCCAGTGGCCGCATAATCAAACGCATTTATTACAATTTTTTTAAGGAGATCTTTGTATTGTTCTTTGGTCGCATCCGCACCAATATTTTCAAAATACTCAATAATATTGGTTGCCAATTTTTTATACGACTTGATTGGAATTGGAAAGTCGCCATGACTACTACTTGCTTCAATATCAAAACTACAAATCTTATATGGAACCCGTGTTTCCTTATCATTTAGAGGAACAATGTTCTTGAAACTGATTTCAAACTCATAGTCGCATGTTGTCTTTTTATCTTCGTCAAGGACGAGTGCAGTTTTATTATTGGGTAATGCGACCCATCCAGATGGACTAATATCTTGAATATGAAAGAACCTTAGTAGAGGCGGAATATTTGCTTCATATAAATGCGTTCCTACTCCAGCAAATACATATCCGCCGGCCAAGAGTTTTCTTTCGCTACCAAAACCGCCAGCACCCGTGTACCAAAGATTTTTTACTTTATTCAGTGCAGACATATTATTAAAGTCAAACTTTAGAAACTTGTATTCTTTTCCGTTATCAAACCCGTAGAGCTTCTTTCGCTTGATGATTTTACAATCGGAAATGGAATTCTCATAATACTTCCCAATTTTGCTTTTTATATCAAGAAGGAATAATTGTTTTGTGGTCGTAGTCCAATTGTCTCCAACTTTTACATAGAAGAATGGTTTAAAATCTTTTACTAGGATGGAACAAGTTTTACCTGTTTCGTCCAAGCCAAACATTTGAATAATGAATATATTTGAATCTTTATAACTTTGAGCGCCATTATCACTTCCACCACTACTATTGGTTTCTGTGCTTCCATTATAAACGTTAAAGTCGAAAAGACGGAACACTCGTTCCATTGATCGGTTTGTTACATTATCTATTATAAATTATCTTTAATTCAATTTTTTACCACTTTACAACCTTTAGGAAAGGTTGTGCCAAAAACCATTTTCAGAACCTGGGTTCTCCGCTACTTTTAATGAGGAAAATTTAAAATAAATTATTAAACAACATTCTATATATATGACTTATGACTTATTCATTAAACCAATAAATGGGTTAGGAGACAAAATTATAAATATTCTTGGTGCAGCCGTTTACGCTTATTATACAAATTTTGATTTGAAAGTTTTTCTTAATGAAAACATAATGCTTTATTATTTTGGGAGTTTAAATTTTTATGACTTGTCTCTTTTTAACTTTAATGACATTAAAGTTTATAACAATAACAATGAATATAATAAATTGCGAAGCTGTGATTTAAATCAAATTGAAAATGCGCTCTTATTTATAAATCCCGACGCAATAGTTTCTATTACTCCATTTTGCGTTTATCAAAAACTAAAAAGTGAAAATATTAATGTTTCCTTTGAAGAAGTATCAAATATGTTTTTGACAATTGCAAAAAAAATTCAACCAAGCGCAATGGTTTCAAAATGCATTCCTATAGGCATTGAAAAAGCGTATGGTATTCATTTGAGAAAAAGCGATAAAATCAAACAGAATCCAGATATAAGACACGAAATGTCTTTTGACGAAAACATCATTCTTATAGAAAAACTTTTATCTACTATAAGTGATATAATAGAAAGCGAAGAAACAACCAGTTTTTTTGTTACTAGTGAAGACAATGAACACAAAAACTTATTTTGCGAGTCTATAAAAAATATAGCCAAAGAAAAAGGAAAAGAAAAAAACGTGACAATATTGGAAATTGATGAAAAGCTCTGTGAAAATATAAAACCAATAGTAAATTATGCAAGTGTTTTAGACTTGTTTTGTTTATCGAAATGTAAATTAATAATTCAAGGAACAAAATATAGCGCATTCAGTGTTGTTGCGGCATTAATAGGAAATGAAAAACTTATAAATTTGTCAAAGTTTTTGGAAAGAGATCATTTATGTATAATATATTTATGGAATTCTGTTTTAAATATAAATGAAAATAAAAACTTTTGCGAGGAAAAGTATAGCGTATTGATAAATAAGTATAAAGAACTAAATGTATTTTATGGTGATTTTTATATTTCGTGGTAAGAAAGTTTATTGTATTGTGTAAATATTGAATATAAAATATAATAGTCATT